AAATTCCGCCTCCGTGCCGGCCACCAAAGGCCCGCGCTTTCCGTTGAAAAGTTTCATGCGTTTTTTCAACGGCTCCGTCATATCCACAAGGCGCTCGCGGTTGCCTTTCTTTTTCTGCTTCGCCACTTCCGGCCCGATGTAAATCTGGCCCTTCTCCACATCCTCCCACCGCAGCCGCAAAATCTCCACCGTCCGAAGGCCCGCGAAGCCACCCAGCAAAATCGAAGCCCGCAGCGTGTCGCTCATCGCCTCGTCTGATAAAAGCGTTACCATTTCCTCGGGAGTCAGGATGTTTCTTTTCGGCGTCGAGTCAGGGCAAACCACCGCCCGCCACGGCGACTTGTCCAGTAGGTCGATCTTCACGCACCAGTTGAAAAACATCCGAGCGTAGCGGTAGATCGTCGCCCGCGAAGTCGAGCACCCTTTCACCGTCTTGAACCACTCCAGGCACCGCACCGGCGTCACGCCCTTAAGCGGCCCGCTGAATCCCTCCGCGATCCACCTAGTCACCTTTTCAACTTTCTCCCGATGCGATTTCGAGTAGTCCGAAAATTGACCATTGAACATCGCCACCGCCCGAGCCACCGACACTCCCGTCGGCTCCTTCAGCGAATCCGTCCCCTGCTCCTTGATCTGAGCCACCAGCCGACCGCCCTCAATGTAAGCGGTAGCCTCCTCCGCAAAAAAGCGGCGAATCCTAGAGCCAGCCACCGCCGCAGGAATTTCCATTTTCCACGGCGTAGAGGGCCGCGCCGGGTAGAAGGAAACAAAGAATCGCGTTCCCTCGGACAAAAGTCGTGTTGCCATTGCAATTTCATCTGTTGCCCGTGTTGCCCGCGAAATCAACCTTTTAATGTCACAAGCGGTCAAAACGAGTCGAAACAATTCAGAAACGAAAAAGCCCGCAGAGGCTTTATTTATGCACCTCTGCGGGCTTTCGGTGAAGAAATTACCGGCGGTCGGGATCGAACCGACACTTCGTGAGAAACGCGATTTTGAGTCGCTTTACAGCTTTTGATTATCAGCTACTTGCAACGCTGTTGCCCGCTGTTGCCCTGTTTCTATCCTACCGGCCGGTAAAAGTTCACATTGAACCGCCTTCCGTTGATTAGAATTTTGGCGGCTTTCTTTTCAAGGACGCCACGGCGGACGCCTTTGTCCGCGAGCTGCCTGCCAGCTTCGCCGTTGAGTTTCGACTTCGCCGAAATTTCGGCGTTGGTCATCCAACCTTCTTTTTTAAGTTCGGCGGGGTCGCAGACTGCGACCTCCTCGAAGAAGGCGCTCCAGGCGGATTCTATGGCAGGAGCCACGGCTGGTTTTTTTGTCTTTCGCACAGGTTCACGCTGGTTGAGTTGTCGGTGTAGTAGCCCCACGCGAATCCGGCCGAGTGGGCCAATGACGCGCGTCTGCTGGAGCTGTATTCCATGTCGAGATTGCAGATGGCGCCGAGGCAGTATCCGGTGGGCGAGTCGATGCGGCGGCCGCGCTCGATGCCGACACGATGGAGATGCGCCATGAGCACCTTGCCATAGGTCTCCGCATGATCGCGGATGGCGCTGACATTGCAGCTGTAACCATGCACCAGGTTGAGGTCTCCGAGCCGGTGGACGCCTTTGCTGTTGTGATATGGGTAGATTTTCGCCTTCAGCTTTTTGGCGCAGTCGCCGAGTTCGTTCAACACGGTCATGGCGGCGTGAGCGTGCACGGCGTTGGGAGAGTCTGCCATGCGGTTCAGTCTGGCCTCGTGGTTGCCGAGCATGATCACATTCGGTGAAAATTCGTAGAGGAATGAAATGCCCTCGCTGACATCTTGAGCGATGTTCCGGGCGCGGTCTTTGCTGTCGACATCGGAGGAGACGCCCCCGCGCATGGCCGCCAAGTCTATAAAATCGCCCAGATGCGCACGGAAGTCTGGGCGAAATTTTTTAGAAAATTCCAGCACAGCACGACGGCTTTCTGGGCAGATGAGTTCACCGTGGCTGCATCCGACAGCCATCCACTTTTTCCATTTTTTTACAGGTGTCATGGGAGGTCGGGAATTTCGTTGTCCGTGCGGAGTTCCCACAAATAGGAGCGGACTTTTTCGAGGGTGTGATCGCAGCCCGTGACCAGATTGCCGGTCTCTTCGTCTCGCCATTCGCGGAATTCGCCGCTGCCATGTTTAAGGAAAGAGCGGATTTCGTTAAGAAGGTCATCCAGTATTAAAATGGTATCCATGCCCTTGACGGCGCAGATGTGCTCGGTGCGCTCCTCGGGCAGGGTGAACTCCAGAGTAGCCTTCACGCAGTTTCCTCCTCGTCGTCTTCCTCTTCTTCCTCGTAAGGGAAAAGGAATGAGTGGGCTTTTTCGCTCAGACTTTCGACGGCGTAGTGGTTCCCCCAATGCGAGTGCATGTGAAAGGTTTCGCCGCCGTCTTCCCAACTTGTGACTACGAGGCCGCAATCGAAATGCTCTAGGAGGAGCGTGCGGACTTGCTCGAGGACTTTCTCCCGCTCCGGCGGAAGGGAGGCTTTGGGTTTGCGGCTCATGCCAGGATGTCGCGCTTCGCCTCCACGCGGGTGCGGAGGGTGGCGAGGAATTCGCGCTCGGCGAGGCCGCGCGCCCACTCGGGGCGAAATTGGTAGTGGGGATCATCCACAAACTTCCAGCGGCCGCCCCACTCGAGGCCGAGGCTTTCGCCGAGCGGGCCGAGTTCGCGGTAGAGTTTGTGAGTGCCGTGGTAGGTCTTGCCGTCGCCGCTGAAGACGCCGACATCGATGGCGAGGCCGAAATTGTGGTTGGAGTAGCCGCCACGGGCATTGGTGACCTTCGGGCCCGCCGTGGTTCGGCCCTTCGCGTAGAGGGCATCTTGCTCGGCGTAGCTGCGGAGGCCGGTCGCGCGCACATCGAGGTTTTGCTTCGAGGCGATGGCTTTGGCGGCCATCACAAACGAGCGCATGACCGGCTGCACCTCGGGGTGGAGGGTGGAAATGGTGCGGTCGCTGCGGGAGTCGAGCGTCATTTCTTTTTTGTCGCTGGCTTTTTTTTCGGGGTGGCTGCCGAGGGTTTTTTAGCCTTTGGCTTTTTGGCGCGGGGCTTGCGGAGTGGCTTTAGCGCTGGCTCGGCGTGCGGAATCGCGGCGGGAAACATCCGGCGGAGGAAGTCGAAGAGGTGCATCACTTGTCTTTCCAAGCTGGGAGGCTGTTTTGGTATTGGCTCAGGGCGTGGAGGAGATTGGCGTTTTCGCGCTCGCCTTCGCTGAGGCGTGGCTCGAAGCGCACGACAGTCTTAATGTGGAGCGTTCCGGCTTCACCGACTCTGTCACCGAATGGAGGAACGGGGACGGCGACGCAGGAGGTGAGGAAGGCCATCGCCAGGCATAGCCAGCCGAGTATCATCAGCACGGCGGCGACTTGCTTTGGCGTCATTTTCCTTTTCGGAAAATGTTGATGACGCCGACCAGCGAAAGCCCAGCGGCCACGATGGCTTCCTGATGCTCGGGCTCGAGCTTTAGACCGACAGCGGTGCAGATTAAAATTACACCACGCCATGTGGAGTTCTCGCTGAGCCGGTCGAGGATGTAGAGGATTGCTTTCATCTCCCTTCTCCGCATGTCAAAGCCTCATGGGCGTGAGGCGAGGATTTGCTCGATGCGCTTGGTGCGCTCGTCGATGCGGGCGAGAGTCTCGGCGCGGTCGGCGGCGGTGGCTTCGATCTTTTGCAGTCGCTGCTCCTGCTTTTCGTTCTCCACCTCCACACGGCTGACTTTTTCGGGAAGAATCCACCACGCTTGAGAGGCGCTGAAGACGGTTGCCACCAGGGCGAGCGCGGCGATGAACTCGCCGACGCTCATTTTTAATCCCGGTCTGTTTCGGACGATCTCGCTGCTCATTAGCTTTGCGACTGAGCTAGAAGCGTTCCGACGATGTTTGTAGTCGCCACATTCGCCAATCTCTCGGTGTTCAAGAGATCCGTCTTCGCTTTGATCGCGGTGATGTTGGCCGATGGGATGTCTCCGGTTGCTGCTGGTGATGCGGGCAGGTTGTCCGTCTTAGCCTTTACTGCGGGCGAGGCGGGTGCTGACGGCGGCGTCCACGCGGCCCAGCTCGGTGCTGAGTTCGGTGCGGACGGCGCTTGCGTTTTGCGCGGCTGTCGGCGGCGTGGTCGGTGCGGTGTAGCTGGCCGAGGCGAGGCGTGTCGAGACGGCGGCGTCGATGCGGGCGAGTTCGGTGCCGAGTTCGCTGCGGACTGCTCCGGCGACCGTGGAGGCTGATGGGGCCGATGTGGTCGGGATGCTGTCCAGTTTGCCTCCGGTGCGCTCGAGGTCGGCACGGACGGCCGCGACGAGCGAGACTTCGCTGAGGTTCGTGTTGCCGATTGCGCCCACGATGGCGTTCAGAACTGCTTGGCCGTCGGCTTCGTTGAGGAGCGAACCTTCGACGGCTGTGGCAATCTGAGCCGCTGTGGGTGGGGTTGTCGGGGCAGTGTAGGACGCGGATGCGAGACGCGAGGACACGGTCGCGTCGATGCGCCCGAGTTCCACGGCCAGCTCGGCGCGGATGTCAGCCACGGTTGGGGCTGATGTGGGGGCGGCATAGTCTGCATCGGCCAAACGGCTCGAGATGCTGGCGTCCAAGTTCGCGAGCTTGGTGGAGTTTGCGTCCATCTCTTGGCGGATTGCCACGACGGTCGGCGCGGCGCTGGGGGCCACATAGTCGGCATTGGCCAAACGCGAGGACACGCTGGCATCCAAGCGCCCGAGTTCGGTTGTCAGCTCCGTTCTCACCTGGCTGGCGATGGCGCTTGCGGAGGGGACGGTTGGCGCGTTGGTGAGGGTCGTGGTGGTGGCGCAAAGGGTGACATTGGCGACCGTGTCGGTGGAGGGGTTGAAGGTGCTGACGGGGACTTCGGCGGTGCCGGACCACACGATGCTGCCGCTGCCGACATTGGATCCGGCGCTGCGGAATGCGAGTTGGTAGGTGCCAGCGCTGCCGGTCATGTTGCCAGAGTAGAAGCCGGTGCTGCCGACTTCGGTGAGCGAGATGGCAGAGCCGACGGCGGAGCCGGATTGGTAGGGTTGAGCGGTGACGGTGAGGCCACTTGTGGGCAGGGCGATGTTGAGTTCGTTGGCCATGGGATTAGGAGTTTAGGATGGTGAGTGTTTCGGTGAGCGTGTCCTCGAAGCTGTGCGGGGCGGCTGGCCAGTTGCTGGCGGCGGGGGCGAGGCCGGAGGCGATCATGCCGTCGAGCCAGCCTTGCACGGCGTTGAGCTTGGGCGAGGATTTCGCGGCGGCGTCGAGGCGCATTTTTTGATAGAGGAGCGTGGTGGAGCGGTTGCCGCCGTAGCCTTGCGAGACTGTCCACTCTTCGGCGGTGTAGACAGGTGCGGCAGGCGTGATCCACTCGCCGTTGCCCCATGTCGCGTCTTCGGCGGGCTTGGGCGGGAGCGGGGCGTAGTCGGCAGCTTTTGGGTTGCCGTTCGCGGCCCATGCGGCGAGTGTTTCGGGCGCGAGGGTTACGAGTTCGTTTGTGGTGAGGTTGTAGTGGTTAAGCATAAACGCGGGGATGGTTGTCGACGGTTGCGCCGTTGTTGTTGGTGATCGTCAGCCCGCCTTTTTGGTCGATGAGATCGCGGACGAGGGGGGCGTAGAAGACGAGATTCTGCGGGCGAATTTTGTCGCAGGTCATCCCTTTGGCGAGGGAGGCGATTTCGGGCTGGGTGAGGGCGGCGTTGTAGATTCCAACTTCGGCGGATTGAAATGAGTTTAAATTGTTTGCACCATTTCGCCCATTGATTTGAGGGATAACAGAATTTGTAATAGAGCTAATAAGGGTGTTCCCGGTTATCTGATTTGTTCCTTGAACCCCGTTGGCATAAATCTTCATGTCGTTTGTTGACGCGGAGGCGGTAGAAAACGCGGCGTGGAACCATGAGCCGTTTGTCGCTGTAAATGAGATGCTTGCCCACGCCTGATCAGTTCCAGAAAATCGTTTTTGAAAGCCTAAAAAATTACCGATGCCAGGAGCGCCAACATTGAAATTGTGATAATAATTGACCGCCCACCCTGTTCCATTGCCTGAGTTCTGCTGTTTATTTACTAAAGGGTAAAAACCAGTCGGAACGCCGACACTTGGAATATAAAACCACCCTGCGACAGTGAAAATGTCGTCTTTGCCGAAAGCCAAGCTGGAAGATGTTCCTATGGTTAAATATTGGCTACTTGCCGCTGTGAAATTGTAGGCCATAAATTAAGCAACTTGTTGCACCTCGACGGCGATGAGTTCGGCGTCTCCGGTCATGGTGTCGTTGGTGGCGTCGTTGGCGTCACGGTAGATTTTGATGCGGAAGGTGTCGCCGACCGCGAGGGAGTCGATGGCGGTGGCTGTGATCTCGGCCACGGTGACGATGCCGCTGGTGCCGTTTGCTGCGCTGGTAACGAGGGTGGCAGGGTCAAAGCTGTCTGCGTCGAGGTCGGTATTGCACCGCATGAGCTGCACCCCCCATCGGACATTTCCGGAAGTGGCTGTGGTGGCCATCCATGCGAGGCGGATTTTGAGGCCGCTGGACAGATTGGCGTAGTCGGGGATGACGCCGGAGAAGATCGCGGCTTCGTCGGTGGCGGCGTCGAAATCGAGGACGGCGATGGAGTTTCGCGTGTCCAAGGTGGCGAAGGCGGTGGCGGGGGGTTGGTTCTCGCGGGGGGTGAATCGGGCGAGGGTTTTTGCAGAAGATAACGCGCCTGCGGAAAGAGTTGTGCCGCTGATTGAGAGGTTGCTGCCAAGCTCAAGGTGAGTCAGTTTTCCGGCGCTGTCGTCCCAGAACAGGAGTTTGTCGGCTCCGGCGTCAGCGGCGGAGATGGCTCCGTCGGTGGCTGTGAGTGCGTCGGCGGCGGTTGTGTCAATGGAGACGCTGTCGCCGGAGGCGAGGATGGGTGTTGCGATCATGGTTTAAGAAAATTGGAGTGTGGTTCGAGAATTCCACGAGCCTGTTGCCGAGGCTTCGGTGGAGGAGTTGCCGTCTGCGGAAAATTGGGTTCGGGAGATTTCCCAGGACTCGGCGTCGTAGATGGAGCCGGTGGCGGGGACATCGGAATACAAGAGGTAGCCGAGGTAAGTGGTGTCTCCTGCGGAGTCGAAAACGAAGACGCGGTCGGGGGCTTCGCCTGCGCCGGCGAGGCGATATACCTCCCCCGTGGAAGGGTTGCGGCTGTAGATCCTCCGGTCGCTGTGGTTGACGCAAATCTCTCCCAGCGAAAGCTGAGAGGTCGTCGGAATGGCTCCGCTCTGGACCGACTTTTTCGGGATGATGGTTGGGTTTGGCATGGGCCGGATTTATTCAGCGGATTTTTTAGGCTCCCCCGCTTGGCGAGGCGGCATTGGCCGCCCCGCCGGGGAGTGGTTGCGGGTGGACTAGTAAACTCCGCCGTCGATGGTCGTCTCGAGCGCGCTGATGCGGGTCTCGTGGTCGGCGACATCGGCCTCGACTGCGTCCAGGCGGCTGTCGGCGCTGGCACCTTCCAAGGCGTCCAACCGGTTCGAGAGGCTCGTGTCGGCTGTGGCGCGGGTCGAAGCCTCGCTGTCGATGTTCGACTGGAGGGTCGTGTCGGCCGATTGGCGCGCTGTCTGCTCGCTGCTGATCGCGCTCTGACGAGCGGAGGTTTCGGCGGCGAGGTCGGTGCCGAGGTCAACGATGTCCTGCTCTGCGGCGGAGACACGAGTGGTCAGCGCGGTCGCGGCTGTCTCCACGCCATCGATGCGGAGACCGAGGGCGGTGTCGGCCGATTGGCGTGCGCTGGTTTCGTCAGCGATGTCATCGTTGATCGAGAGGACGGCGGCCGCGAGGGCGTTGTCGTTGGTAAGATCAACAGAATTAATGAGATCCACCACCTCTTTGAAGGTGTCGGCATCCGCTGTGGAGGCGGAAAGGATCGCGTCGATGCGGCCTTTTTCAGTCGTGATCTTGCCGTCCAAAACGGAATCGGCTGCGGAGCGCGCGGAGGCTTCTGCCGAAACAGCGGCGATGCGTGCTGTCTCTTCTGCAGAAATATCGGCGGCGAGATCGCTCTCGGCTCCTTGGGCGCGGCTGATTTCGCTGTTGAGGCTCGAGGTCAGAGTCGAATCGCCGGACTCACGAAGAGCGGCTTCGGCTGCGACGGCAGAGTCAACGAAGGTTTTCTTCGCGTAGCTCTCGCCGGAGAGGTCGAAAACGCCTTCTTCCGTTCCGATAAAAAGTTTCTTGTTGAGTTTGTCGAAGCCCAACTCTGCGAGCTGGAGCGATACTGGGGAGCCTGTGCCCCGTTTTACTTTGATGATTTGTGGCATGGTGTTGGTGGGTTAGTTGTTGGTGTTCGTGGGTGGGGTGATTGTCAAAAACCGCCGCCATCGATGATGGAAATCAGCGTGGCGTAGGCGTTCGCGGAGGGCGACCAGCGGTAGGGCATGCCTTCGTCGAGGGCCATGTAGAGGCGGTCGGATTTGCCGGTGCTTGGGAAGGCCGAGCGGGTGGGATATTCGACGATGAGGCCGGGGAGGGTCAGGTCGAAGCTCGAGAGGTCGAGGCTTTGGCTGAGGTTGGATTCTGTGATCGTCGTCATGGCGTGGCGGTGTAGGTGGCCGTGGTGCGGTTTGCCCAGGCGACGGCGGTGGCGGAGCCGGTAGAGACGACGCGACCGGCGAGGTCGAAGGTGGTGCGGTGGATCGTCCAGACGGGCGAGGAGGCGCTGGCGGGGCCGGTGTAGTCGGTGTTGGCGATGCGGCCGTAGTAGTTCGTGAGGCCGTCGCTCGCGGTGTCGCTGGCGTAGCGGTAGAGCGCGGGATCGACAGGGGGCTGGACGGTGCGGAGGCCGAGGGCGGTGAGTGCGATCTGCGTGCCGCTGGTGGGGATGCCGTCGAAGATGATCAGGCCGTTTGGGAAATCGATGAGGTAGTCGGTGACAGGGGTCTGCGTGACGCCGTTGAGCTGCACGAGGACATGAGCGGGGTCGCTCGATGCGAGGCCGCCGACGCTGTAGGTGTCTGTCGCGCCGGTGGCCGTGTGGACGGTCGTGGTGATCGAGAGCGCGGGCGCGGAGGAGACGATGAACTCGGCGAGGCCGGTGATGGCGCTCGCAGCGTGCGTGTGGGTGTCGAGCTGAGTCTGGAGCGCGCCGATGCTGGCGGCGGCTTCAGCGATGGAGTCGAGCGCGGCGGGATCGAGGTTTTCCGTGAGGTAGTCGATGCGCTGGCCGAGCGAGGTATCGGCGGAGGCCAGTGCGGAGAGGTCGGAGACGAGGCCGGTGATCTCGCTCTTGGCGTGGGTGTGCGCGGAGGGCTCGAAGGTGGTGGGCTTGCCGGTAATGCTTTCCCAACTGGGAGGCAGGGAGAGTGCCGACCAGGAGGAGCCGGACCAGCGCCAGCGGCGGCCGTCGATGTCCGGCTCTGTAAGCGGCGGGTAGATTTGCCCGGTCGTTGGGTCGGCGGGGAAGGCGATCATGGCTTGGGAAGTGAGGCGGCGAATTCCACGGCGGTGATTTCTTCGGCGCCCTCGGCGGAGAATCGGGCGGCGATGGGCGCGATGGCGGCGAGCAGGCATTGGCCTTTGGCATCGCGGGGGGCTTGGTCGGCAGGTGCAAACCAGGTGGCGGCTTGCGCGGAGGGGAATCCGCTTTGGCTATCCATTGAGGAGCGGATCGCTTCGTAGCGCTCAGCGGTGGATCGGAAGAAACGATTCACAGCGAGATCCCCCATTTGGTGCCGAGGTAGGTCTCGACTTGTTGGCGCTCGGCGGTGGTGAGCAGGCGGTCGTAGGCGATGACCTCGGCGATGGAGCCGGAGAGGTTTTGGCCGGTGGTGTTTGTGCCGTTGCTATTGATGCGGCCGCCGAGGCGGGCGCGGACGACTTCGTAATTTGCGGAGGGAAAGGTATCGGCGGCGGCAGAGGCGGCGGTGCCGTTGAGGTAGTTGATGATTTGCGTGCCGGTGTGCGTGAATGTGCCGATGGAAAATGAGGAGAGCGTGATATTTTGTGGGGAGAGGAGCGTGGCAGAGCCGTTTGCGGTGGCGCCGACTTGCAGCGCCTTCTGAGTCGCGGCGAGGTAGTTCGCTTGATCGGTGGCGCCAGTGATGGACTCTGCGAAGATTCCGGCTTGGGTTTTGCTGGAGGCGATGGAAAAGACGACGAAGAGAGATTGAGCCGGGTAGCTGCGGGTGTAGAGGCCATCAAGGAAATCATCGGTGCCGTCGAATGTGACCGTGGATTTGCCGTTCGAGGACGCGAGCACCGGGCGGCTATTGACGGTGCTCTGCGTGAAGTGGCGGGCATTGGTGGAGCGGTCTTCCCAGCGGCCGATGGTTGAGCCGGGCGTGGTGACAAGCGCGCCGCCGCTCGTGCTGTCGTAGAGGCCGGTGGTGGCATCGAGCCAGAGCGCCAGAGAAGTCAATGAGGCCGGTGTCCAAGTCGGCTCTCCTCCTCCGCCGCCGCCATCTCCGCCGGCGCCGGTGAAGAGCGAGACGCTGCCAAGGGTGACGGCGCTGGCCGTAGTCGCGCCGGTGGGGATGACGATGTAGAAGGTGGTCGGAGAGGGAGAGGATGGCAGGGCGGTGACGACTTGCATGTCGGCCACGCCAGAGCCGGTGATTTTGGCGGCAAGGGAGCTGGCGAGGCCGGTGGTGTCGGCGATGCTGTGCGTGTGGCCGGGTTGGCTTGCCGAGTCGGCTTTCGCGCCTTGAGCCGCTGTCGCGTAAGCGGTCGCATTTGTTGCTGCCGCTGTGCCGAGGGTGGGCTTGTCGGTGAGGTCGTTGTAGCTGGTGACTCCGCCAGCGCCGCCTGAGCCGCTTGAGCCGGTCTCGATCCATTGCGTTCCGATGAGCGCGTATTGGCGGCCGGTGTCTGTATCCACCCAGAGGAGGTCATTGCTGCCAGCGGGTGGGGGATTCGGGCCGAAGTGCGCGGAGGTCGCTAGGGCCTCGATGGCTTGCGCGGTGCGCAGGGGGGTCATCCATTTGGTGTGATCCGTTCCAGCTTCGGCTTCGGCTTGGGTGGCTTTGCCGTCGGGGATTGCGGCGGGGGTGCCCTCGTCGCCGGTGATCACTGCGTTCTGGAGTTCCGCCGCGAGGGTGGCCGTGCGGTGGGCGGTGCCTGGCGCGCCCCACTTGATTTCGAGGAGGGCGCTGACGGTGGCGGGGTTGGAAGAGAACGCGGCCTCGACCGGCAATGTGTTTAGATCAAGGGTGGTCTGGCCGGGGGCCGCGTAAGCTAGAAAGTTGGAGTCGGAGAATTTGGCCTTGAGGCCGACGGCGGCCGTGGTGCCTGCGGGGGGCGTGGCGACCGCGCCGTTCTCGACATAGACGACCTCGATGGGGAGCGTGTCGCGGCGTTTGAGGACGAGGCGGTCGAGCGCGACATTGCTCGCGGCGGACTTGACGAAGCGCCGGTTTTTTAAATCGAGGAAAAGTTTCATGCCGCTACGCGAGCGGCGGGTGTCAAATCAGGCGGGCTTCCGAGTGGCTTCGGAAGCGGGTGGGAGCGGATTGACCACAGAGGACACAGGGGGCACAGAGGTGGAGGAAATGGCCTCCCACTTGCCTAGCGGGCAGCGCTCGGTTGCCATGCGGAGTTTTGCCCATGTCGAGCAGCCACACTTGCGGCAACGGCCGGTGTTGTTCAGCGCGGAGGGGTCCCACTCGGGGCAGGCGCGACAGGTGGCCTCGCGGGCGGCGAGGATTTCTGGCGGGGTGGTGGAAAAGCCGTAGCGAGCGAAGCGGTGGGCGGCGTTCCCTGCTTGTTTTACTTCATTTAAAAAGTGTGCAAGTTTGTTATTTAGCATGACACTTTGCAAATGTGGTTGGCTCCTAATCCCGAGCAAAGTGCAGCGACGGTTCCTAATATCACTAAATCATACCCAGAATAATAATATGTCCTCACACTTGTTCCAGCAGGGTAGTTTGGGTGGAACCATGGCGGGAATCCCAAATCCCAATAAGACAAATAAGGCGCGCCTTGGTATCCGCCGTAATCCTTCGCCCATACAATGACTGGCTTGCCGTCGAAATTGTCTTCAACATAAAGTGACAAAATGTCGGTATCCATTTGCGGCGTGGTTGGTATTCTAATAACTTCCCAACAATAAGAAGGCAGCGGCGGGACTTCTCCACAATCACATCCCCCACAACACGCGCACTCGACGGCGCGGAGTCCAGCCGTGCCGTCGGTCTTGATCTTGATTGCTCCGGAGGATGTGCGGCCGAGGGTCATATTAGCACGCCTCGGTGGCGATCCATTGCAGCTCCCCGCCCACCGAGCCAAGGACATGGGTGCCGCTCCCAGGCACGGCGGGGATTTTCAGCTTGCGCGTTTGATGTCCGCCCGCGCCGATTGCTGTCTGCACAAGGCTCGGGTCGATTTGCAGGGTGGCAAATACAAAATTTTTATCCAAGTCGGTGCCTCGAATTCGATAAGGATACCCGCCAGACGCGGGATTGGGAGCCGTCTGCGCAAGCGATGCAAAACTGAGCGGAGGCGTATTCATCAGTAATTATGCCAAGCGAATCCAAGTCCCGAAATCTAAAACCGCAGGGACTATTTCAAAAGAGGTCTCGATTTCTTTAATTGTGCCGTATGTGTTTACCTTAAGATGAGAAATTATTGTCCGCCTAGGAAGAACATTCTGAACAATCCCTTGCGCGTATTCAAAGTTTTGAAGGTTGGGGGCAAGATCAATATAAACATTGTAAATTTTGTTTGTAATATCTGTATTGTTATAGCCCAAAATTCTAAGTGTTGGCGCGGCAGGGATGAGGTCCCCGAGTTTCCGGATAAATGAGGTCTCGAAAACAACATCCAATTTTTCTGTATAGGTTTTTTCGTCTGATTTTTGCAGCGGCTGTGCGGGAACGCTCGGATCGTTTGGGTTCGCTCTTAAATAATAGGATTGCGCTTTCAGCTCGATAATTCCCGGCGTGAAGCTTTTCACTTCCTCAACCAATGAGGAGTCCCAAACTCCGTAACCCGTGGCGTTGATGCGCTCGAAGCCGTCCGTGCCGACGCTGACAGTCGGATCGGGCCAGACATCGACATTGCCGATCGAGGTTTCGATGGCGGCGGGGAGACTGGTATTCCCAACTGGGCGCAGGAATTCGGCAGAGCAAGTGAATAGCCCTGACTTTTGCTTTTGCTCAGTGAGGCTCTGCTGGATCGGCCAAGTGCCGGTTGATTTGTAGACATTCATAAAATTAAACCCCGAGCGCGAACTGCGGCAATCGGTCGCGGATTGTGGTGATGATTCCGGTCCACTCGTTCAGAGTTCTCTGTATGGACCCAAAATCGGCACTTGCGTTGCCGCCTTCTCCGCCTTGGCCGCCTTGGCCGCCAATTCCGCCATCTCCACCGACCCCGCCGGTGAATGAATTTTGAATTTCCGATTGAACTTGAGCTATGGCGGCTTGGACTTGCGACGAATCGATCTGGATCGTGATGGGGCCAGCCAAGGCGTCGATTTTTTCTTTCGCAGCGGTCGTGTCAGCGTCGATTGGGAGAGTCTGTTGTTTAGTGCCGAGGGAGTTAATTTTGGACTCTAAATTT